AAAAACTGTCGATTTATATTTACTTGTAATTACAAGAACAAAATTATACCTGCAATTCAAAGTAGGTGTGTTGTTGTTAACTATCAAATCAAAAAAGAAGACAAGCAAAAGATAGCAGGTTCTTTTCTCAAAAGACTTGAAAAAATATTAGAAGCTGAAAACCTAGAATATGATACAAAGGTTTTAGCTGAACTTATCATAAGACACTATCCAGACTTTAGAAGAACTATAAACGAATTACAGCGTTATAGTGTTCGAGGTAAAATAGATAGTGGTATTCTTGTATCAATATCCGAAACCAATATTAACAATCTAGTATCTTCTCTCAAAGATAAACACTTTAGCAATATGCGTAAGTGGGTTGCTGATAATATTGATAAGGACTCTACATTATTGTTCAAAGAAATCTATGATAAACTTTATCAAGTATTAGAACCACAGACTATTCCTCATGCCGTGATTATACTTGCTGACTATCAATATAAGTCCGCATTTGTTGCCGATCAAGAATTGAACATGACAGCTTGCTTAACGGAGATCATGAAAGAATGTCAGATCAAGTAGCACAATACAAACTAGCTGATTATCTCAAAGCCATTAACTATACTAAAGAAAAACTTTTAGATAGTGATGATAAGGATTGGGAAAAGAAGTATCCACCTTTTATAATCAATAAAGGTTTCTCATATTTTGAAGACACGGTCATGATGGGGAACGAAGTAAACCGATTACATCATCTTTCCAAGAAGATGCAATTTGACTTTTTACTAAATAGTATTAGACCTAGGAAGAGGTTTAGTAAGTGGTTTAAAGCCAGTAAATTAACTAATCTAGATATTGTTAAGAAATATTATGGATATAGTAATGAGAAAGCAAAACAAGCTCTAGACATACTTACAAAGGAACAAATTGATTTTATAAAAAAGAGATTATATCAAGGTGGGAAGAAATGAATGAAGAAATAAAATGGAATCCAGAAAGTATGCTGGAGGTAAAACTAAAACAACCTGACGATTTTTTAAAGGTCAGAGAAACACTAACACGAATCGGTGTTGCTTCACGAAAAGATAGAGTATTATTTCAATCTTGTCATATATTACATAAGCAAGGTAGATATTTTATAGTTCACTTCAAAGAACTATTTGCTTTAGATGGCAAGACCGCAAACATATCAGATAATGATATTGAAAGAAGAAACACGATTGCTCAACTATTAAAAGATTGGGAACTAATTGAAATTGTTAATCATGATAAACTAGATAACAAAGCACCGTTATCTCAAATTAAAGTTTTGTCATTTAAAGAAAAGAACGAATGGAAACTAGAGCCTAAATATAATATAGGTAAGAAAAAAGAAGAAGAAGAGCAATCAAGTGAAAGTCCACAAGTTTAACGATTATATTACAGAGCAAGTAAAAGACCGTGATGATAAAAATGTCACGGTTGCTGTAATCACATCTAAATACAATCTACGAAGAGCAAAAGGTAGAAAAGAACTTACAATAGATTTTATAATATCTGCTTGTAAAAAATTAGGTATACCTTGTCACATCATACAAACAAAATACTCATTTATATCCGATAAAGATATTAATAACAAAACTTTTATTGTTCACAATATCGATGGTAAAAAAACAGATCAAAAAATAGTAGGTCCGAATACAGTTTGTTTTGTAAGACGAGGTGCGATGTTTGATGAAACAGGTAAAGCCCTTGTAACAACTTTTGAAGACTCAGGTTCATACATGGTTAACAATAGACAAGCCATGATATATTGTGACAATAAACTTATGTCGCACATGATGTTTGAAAGAGAAAATATAAGAACTCCAAGAACAGCTTATGTTGCAAATGAATATTCTATACCTAAAGCCGTAGAAGCAATAGGTGGAAAGTTTCCAGTCATTATAAAAACCATCACAGGAACACAAGGTATAGGTGTAACTAAAGCAACTGATTATGACACATTAGTTTCTACACTACAGGCCATGTGGAAGTTTAATGCTGAAATGATTATACAAGAATATTTTAATATTGAGTTTGATGTTAGAACCATTGTAATGGGTGATAAGATTATAGCATCAACAAAAAGAGTAAAAGTTAAAGGTGAGTTTCGTTCTAATATGCATAGAACAGATAAGAAAGGTGTTCCTTACACTTTAAACGATGAAGAGAAGAAGATTATTATAAAAGCATCCAGAGCAACTACTGGTGAACTAATAGGTGTTGACCATATACTAGATAAAAACAAAGAACCTTTAATATTAGAGGTCAATGGTTCTCCAGGAACAGGTGCTGATTACGAGGGATATATGTATTCAGACAATAAGTCGAAAGCCGAAGGTAAAATGAATGGTGAACTTATTGTTTTAAAGTTTCTTAAATATTTTACAAATAGAAATAACTGGGATAAAAAATCTGTGTATGAATGTGGCTGGGCCGAGTCTGTTGACATAGATGGTATAGGTTTAGTAAGAGCAAAGTTTGATACAGGTAATGGTATCAAAGCAAGTACCTTACATGCTGAAAAAATAGAAGTAGAAAATGGAACAGTTAAATGGGAATATGATGGTAAAAAATTTCAAGCAAAATTTAGAGAGTATGCAAAAGTGTTTAGAGCTGATCCTAAAGTTAAACCAGATACTAGACCTATCGTATATATGAAAATAAAATTTAATAATAGCATACATAGAGATGTTCCTGTTGCCTTAGATTTAAGACAAGGATATAGTGACTTACTTGTCAACCGGGATCTAATGAGGCGTATGAGCGTGTCTGTTAACCCAGACCGCATGTTTGTTCTTTCTAAAAGGATAGATGTTATCAAGAAGAACCTTGACTAAATGGTTCAGATATGTTATAATGGAGATATAAAAAATGACAAATTATTCTAATACATTATTATATAAGGCACTAAAAGATAAGTATGTTGCTCAAATATCTGAAGCAGAAGCAACTATGGAAATCTATTTTGATAAGGCTGTAGGTATCGGAGAACACCCTCAGCATGTCGAAGAAATGGATAAACTAATGTGTAAAATTGCTGATGCTGAAGATAAGCTTGATGCACTACACGCTTACTTTGGTGACACAGGTGAAGATGATAAAAGTGACGATCCGTCAGGCTGATACTGGCGAAGAAGAAACAATCGAAGTTCCAGAAAACACAACCTTAATGGAAGCAACACGCTTCTATTCTAAAAACAAATATGTAAGAGGAATAGAAGGTGATTGTGGTGGTAGCTGTTCATGTGCAACTTGTCATGTTCATGTTATACCTGAGTGGATTGAAGTAACAGGTCCTGCTAATGATGATAATGCTGAATTATCTTTGTTAGAATATGAACCTAATTTTGATGAAAAATATAGTAGGTTATCTTGTCAAATAGAATTAAAAAAGAAACATGATGGATTGGTTGTTATAGTACCGTGAGTAGATTTTATACGAGTGTTATTCCTTATGGAAATGATTTATTAGTTAGAGGTGTTGAAGGTAATGAAAGATTTACTGATAAGGTTCCTTATGCACCAACACTATTTCACAAATACAAAGATAAAACAAGATACCGTAGTTTATCTGATCAATATCTTATTCCTAAAAAACTTCCAAGTATTCGTAAGGCTCGTGAACTTATAGAAAGATACAAAGACCACAAAGACTTTCTATTTGGTAATGAGCGTTTTCACTTTCAATATATTTCTGAATATTATCCTAATGATATTGATTGGGTAAAAGAACACATAAAAGTTTATACAATCGATATTGAGGTAACAGCTGAACAAGGTTTTCCTAATGCTGAAGAAGCAATAGAACAATTAATTTGTATTTCACTAAAAGACCATGCCAACAAAAAAATGTTAGTATGGGGTATCGGTGAGTTTAAAAATACTAGAGATTATGTTCAGTATATTAGATGTGATACTGAAAAAGATTTAATAAAAGAGTTTCTAAAGTTTTGGATTCAAAGTCCTCCTGATATTATTACAGGTTGGAATAGTAAGTTTTTTGATTTATATTATTTACATAATAGAATTAGAAATGTATTTGATGAAAGAACAGCTAAAAAATTATCTCCTTGGAATATTGTTCAAGAAGAAGAAGTTTATACTATGGGTAGAGTTCACAAGTATGTAAAGCCATTAGGTATTGCACAATTAGATTATCTTGACCTATATAAAAAGTTTACAGCATCTAATCAAGAGAGTTATAAACTAGATCACATAGCCGAGGTTGAGTTAGGTGAGAAAAAAGATGATAACCCTTATGATACTTTCAAAGAGTGGTATACCAAAGATTATCAAACCTTTGTTGATTATAACATTCAAGATGTTGAACTTGTTGATAAACTAGAAGATAGGTTATCTCTTATTGAACTTGTAATCACTATGGCTTACAATGCAAAGGTTAATTATGAAGATGTATATTCCCAAGTTAGAATGTGGGATAATATTATTTACAACTTTTTGAAAAAACAAAATCTTGTTTGTCCTCTTCGTCCTGGCACACAATCTAAAGATGATTTAGTAGGTGCCTATGTAAAAGATCCACAAGTGGGTTTACATAACTGGGTAGTGAGTTTTGACTTGAATAGTCTATATCCTCACTTAATTATGCAATACAATATATCTCCTGAAACTAAAATGCCAGAGAAACATCAGGTTACTGTAAAAGGATTAATTGAAAAAAGATATGACACAGGTAATTTAAAACTGCTAAATAAAACGATGGCTGCTAATGGTACAATCTATAGAACTGATATTCAAGGTTTCTTACCTAAGATAATTCAGAAAGAGTATAATGACCGTGTAGGTTATAAGAAAAAGATGTTAGAGGCTCAACAGCAATATGAAAATACAAAAGATAAGAAGTATGATAAACTTGCTAGAAGGTATCACTTGATACAGTTTTCTAAAAAGATTTCTCTCAACTCAGCATATGGTGCAATAGGTAATCGTTACTTTAGATATTTTGATTTTGACGAAGCACAAGCCATAACTACATCAGGTCAACTTGCAATCAGATGGATTGAAGAAAAGGTTAATCAATATTTTAATAAGATGTTGAATAATAAAAAAGATTATGTTATTGCTTCTGATACTGACTCAATCTATGTAAGTTTTGATGACATGGTTAAAAAATTACCAGAAGGTACACCTAAAGAAAAGATTGTAAAAGTTTTAGATAAGTTTTGTGAAGAGAAGCTAGAACCTTTCATGAGTAAAAGTTATAAAGAACTTGCTGATTATGTAAATGCTTACGAGCAAAAGATGTTTATGAAACGAGAGGTTATTGCTGATAAAGGTATCTGGACTGCAAAGAAAAGATATATTCTTAATGTTCATAATTCAGAAGGTGTGCAATATGCAAAACCTAAATTAAAGATGATGGGTATCGAGGCTGTTAAATCATCAACACCTAAAGTGTGTAGAGGTAAGATTAAAGAAGCCCTAGAAATAATTATGACAAAAGATGAAAATGCCTTAAAAGATTTTTATAAAAAATTTAAGTTACAGTTTACTAACATGAGTCCAGAAGAGATTGGCTTTCCTCGTAGTGTAAATAATCTAAGCAAATATTCAGATCCTAATGGCATATATAAAAAGTCAACACCTATGCATGTAAAAGGTGCATTAGTTTATAATCACTTGTTACGACTTAAAAAGATTACACACTTGTTTCCTCTTATATTAGAAGGTGATAAAATAAAATACTTACATATTCTAACACCTAATTCATATCAGGCAAAGGTTATTTCTTTTCCTGCAAAACTACCTAAACAATTTGGATTACATAAACTAATTGATTATGAAACACAATATAACAAATCTTTTGTTGAGCCTATGAGTTTCATATTAGACTCAGCAAAGTGGAGTGTTGATGCTTCAGGTGATAATACTATTGAAGAGTTTTTTGCATGAGTAGATATTTTAGATACACATTAGAAGATATGAAAAAGTCTTCCGATAGAAAACTGTTCACTTATGCAACTACCTTTGCAGGTGGTGGTGGTAGTTCTTGTGGTTACAAATTATCAGGTGGTGATTGTAAATTTATGAATGAGTTTCAAGAGGTTGCTTGTGATACTTATCTACAAAACTTTCCAGGTACACCTTACCTTTGTAAAGATATAAAACAAATGACTAGTGAAGAGGTTATGGTGACGGGTAAGTTTAATCCTAGAGAGTTAGATATATTTGATGGCTCTCCTCCTTGTCCTCCATTTTCAATGTCAGGTAGTA